TACCACCAATAACAAACTCACCGTTTCTTTCTGGCCAACCAATAGTAGAGTCAACTGTAATAATGCTATCAGTTTCGTTTAAAGGCTCACCTAATCTTGTTTTATATGGAACAGTAAACTTTCCATTAATAGTTTCTTCTGATAAAACAAGTTCAAATATCTCAAGTTCTGATGTTTTAATAGAAATAAAGTTCTCTACAAGAGCACTTGCTTGTAAAACATTAGGATCAGCAATATCAGCATCCTGGGTTACAAGACCATCTTTAATATTAACAGGATCACCACTGACTAATGATGCACGAAGAATTGTATCTATAGACCAAGTAGCATCAGATGGTTTAATAATCTGATCTTTAGGATAAGATATACTTACAGTCTCACCATATAATAATTTAAACAAATATGCAATACTAAAAGATGTACCTTTAGATGAATAAAAATCTTTAATAGATTTTATAGCATTTCTAACATCAATTTTAGAATAATCTAAACTTGGAACATCTGGAAGGAATTGTTCTGTATATTTGTCTAAAAGTCTCTTGATAAAGAGTTGATCTAAACATTTTACAGGTGTATCAACAGTTGCTATAGAAGCAACAGTATTATTTGAAAATACTGCATTTCCATCTTCAGTATAAGCAGTAATACCACTTGCAGCACGAGCACACCCTTCAAATTGTGCTTTTGTATATCCAGTACCTTGTTGATTTATTGTAAAACCAGTAACTTGATTCAATCCAACTGTAGCAGAAGCTTCTGCAGATGGTGGATCTTGAATAAAGATTGTTGGTGGTTCTGAAGCACTATATCCACTACCAAAATTAACAATATTAATATCAATAATCTGTCCATTGAAAATTGATGCTACTGCTGTTGCTCCAGTACCACCAGCATATGCTCCAGTACCATCTGTCCTATCATCTAAAATGTATACAGAAGGAACATCATCATATCCACTACCACCACTTAATAATTCAATAGAAACAACTCTTCCATCACCATCAACCTTTGTTTCTAATACTTGAGCACCTACAGGATCCTTTATTGCAATTCTAGGAATTACTTCATATCCTTGTCCAGCATTCAATATTTGAACACTTTCAACTGTACCGTATGTTGGATCTAAAACTGCCCTTAAAGATGCCTTAATACCATCTTCACCAGTTGGTTCATCAACATAAATCTCAGGAACTGTAGTATATCCAATACCTCTTTCGATAACAGGAATAGTACCACTGAATGAACCACCATTTATCGTTGGAGTGCCTAGTTTAGCACCTCCAGGCTGCCTAAAAGTCAATCTAGGTGTGAAAGTATATCCACTACCAGAATTCTCTATATTTAATGCACTAACAACTCCATTTGTTACAGTTGCTTTAATCTCAGCAACTTTTGCACCACTCTTTGTAGGATCTTGAACAACTACTGTAGGTGGGTTGGTATCACTATAACCTCTACCACCATCAAGTAAAGAAACTTCTTTAACACCGTTAACTAAAGCTGTAGCAGATGCACCACTACCAGATATACCTTGAATAGAAACTTTTGGTGGATATTCATACCTGTAATTATCACCATTATTAGTTACAGAGATTCCTGTAAGTTCTGTATCATCATTAATACGAGCATAACCAACAGCATTAGCACCAAAAGAAGGTATAGGTGCTTCAATAGAGAACAATTCTAAGTATCTACCATTTAAAGGTGCTTCTTTAAATATAAATTGATCTCCATCAAGATAAAACTCTTCTTTTGGAATTAAAAGTTGATTATCATAAATTGCGTAAATATATTCATCAATAACTGGCTCATATCTTTCGCCATTCTTAGTAATTGTAAATTGCCTTTTATTATCACCAAAACTATTAGAAATATTGTCTATTTGGGAAATATTATTCTCAATAAAACCACTTAAGTAAGTAATACTTGTGGAAGTAGGATCATCAGCATCAAGTTTTGCTCTAGGTGCAGATGTGAATACTATATCAGTACCATCTATAGTAAAATCTAAAACAGGAACTTGAATTTCACCATATACCTTAACAATTAAATGTTGTGGAGATGGTGCAGCTATAGGATTATCTTGTGATGTTAACGGAAATCTTTGCTTAACTCCATCAAAATCTTGTAATGGACTTGCAAGTCCAGTCCATTTCAATTGAACTTGATCATAAGAAATACCTGGACTTAACGCAATGTTAGGTGAAGGTGTTGTCTTTTCATAATATACAACTTCATCACCAACTAAAAATGACCCATTTGTTTCTAAAAAAGCATCAACACTCTCTACAATTATAGTAGAATCAGTTACACTAACAGGTTCTACAACCTTTGTAGCTCCATCTAAAATACCAACATCCAGTTTATCGATATCTAGATATTGGAGAAAATCATTAACTATATTTTGTCCTAATCCAGTCTTTTCTTGAGATCTATAATAGTACTCAATAAATTTATTAAAAAGCGGATAATCCTGTTCAATAAAGGCAGGAGTTAATGACGCTACTGACTGGGAAACTTTATTCGTATTTTTAGACATCTAGCCTTAGAAACAAGTTGATTGATCGGGGTCACCTGTATTAGTAATGAGGTTAACCTCTACTAAAGTTGGCGTTGTGTTGAACGTTGTTGGTGTCAAACTATTTAGAGGGATTGTCGTAGGTGGAATAGTTCCAATTGGTGCGACAGTAACCTCTGGATTAACGACACTAATAACAGTACCAGGTGTTGATGCTGGTATTGTTGTGTTATTGGCAGGAATGAATAATACAGGTAAATCTGTATTAGTTGGTAGTAATGATGGGTCAATAACATCCCCCAAACCTGTTACTGGATCAGTCAAATTCAAATTCGTAGATCCAGGAACATTATCACCACTACCAACAAGATTAATAGGTCCTATACATATTTCTCCTGTATCGTAATTAATACTACCAGCAGAATTATTAGTATAAACCTTCTTATTACCAGTGTTATAGAAGATTTTTAATTTACCAAATCCATCATCTTCAAACTGTTGATCAATACCAGGTCTATCAGCAGTTCTAAAGTTTCCAGAAAGTATAACTGGTTCTTTAGTACATGCTCCATCCGTATTACTAGGAGCACTATTATAAAGAGCACCACCAGTAGAAATACAGTAAGTATTAGTTTGGTTTGTATCTGCCTTAATATATTTCAACAGTGAAGTTTGAACTGAAACGTCACTTATTGCTTTATCAGACAATGTAATTGCTTTCTGGAACTGTTGATTTCTAAATGTAGAATTAAAGTTATTAATTTGAGTTTGTGTTGCCCAATCATTAATAGCATTCTGAATATTTGTCTTAATTTCAGAAGTATTGCTAGTTACTCCAGTATCATAAAGAACAAAGACTTTAGGATAGATATAAAGTTCATCTGGATCAATAACTATAGGATCTATAGATGCCATTGAGTATGCTCTCAATTTAGTCTGTAAATCTTTCTTAGATTGATCATTTAAAGCAGTTCCAGTCTTAGTTTTAACTGCAACGTATACTTTACCGTATATTGGAGGTGTTAAAGAATCTCCACCATAAGCAACAACAGATTCAGCATTAGAATATAGATTTTTAGTAATAACAGCATAATCTTGTGCTGTTACTGCTCTATACTGAGAAGCATAGTATCTCGGAGCCATATACTTAATAGACTCCACAGTTTCTGCTGCAGAACCCATTTGAGATCTATCTTTAACAATTAATTGTACATCTGAGTTTGCAACTACAATCTGATTACTATCTTCTGTTGTTCCAATATAATCAAACTCAGTAACCTCATTTGCTTCCGTACCAGAACATGTAAGGTATTCAAAATTCACAACCTCACCATCTTTCAACTTTCTACCAATACTATCATCACCAAATCTTACCTGATACCTCATATCCTCGCCTTCAGAGAGGAAGTAACTACGTGTTGTACCAGTTAGGTTAGTAACAGTTTCAACCCTGTTATAGAGGTCAGAAGTAGTGGAAGATTCGTTTGCCTTAACTGTAACTCTTAAAGTTTCTATATCAGCGTCTTCAGAAGGAATTTTATATTCTTGAGCTTGGAAAGTATTAACAGTATACGTAAAATTGATTAAAGATCCTTCATTAATAGTTACAGCATCAAATTCTGCTTTACCTGTTACAGTATCAACCTCTACCGTAATATCTTCTAAAACATTCCAAATAAATGTACTACCTCTTGCAACTGGTCCTCTTTTTAAAGTAACCGAACTAGGATATGCTAAATTTGTCTTGGATGTCTGAACTTCTAATTTTATACATGCTTTAGCACATGTAATAGATCTAGGAACATAATTTAAAAGTTTGGCAATATTAACAACATTATCTCTAAGTGTAGCAGATGGTAAAAATGCCTCATTCATAGACATATTGGCAATAAATGCCGAATAGTAACTATTATAAGACAAAACGTCAATCAAATACGATAATGATGATCCATCAAAATCATAATCGGTAAATTCATCTCTCGTTCGGAGATATGACTTAATTGAAGATTTTATATCCTCAAAATCTAATGCTGTTAACTTATTCGGTTGCATTTAACTAGGTCTCTGTAATACAAAAGATACCGACTCAACTACTGGTAATCCAACTATTTTGTAAGTGATTGTTATTGATACTTTACCCGACTCGTAAAAGGGTACTGCATCACATTTCAACAATTGGACTCTTTTCTCATACTGATTAATGGTATTTATGATCTCTCTCTTAATAGTATCAATCACAAAAGGGTCTAGAGGTTCAAATAAAAGGTTTAATACACCACATCCAGTATCCATATTGAATAATCTTTCGCCCCTTCTAGTCAATACAAGATTTTTAATTGCTTGTTTAATAGAATTTGCATTTTTTACCTGAGCAACATCATCAGTAAACCTATTCTTAGAAAATGCAATTGCAATATCATTAAACTTTCTTGATTTAGTTGCTGATATATCAGCACTTCTAATAGGTTTCATTCTTCATCACCTTCTCTATTTTTACGCAATAAACTATCACATCTAGGATCTGTTATTAGATACCTACAATGCTCCCATCCATTCTTTTTAAAATCATCAGACATATCAACAGGTCTGTTTGCTACGCCAGATTCTTTCTCATTAGTAGGTCCAAAACGGCTACCACGAGGCACATTACTCGTAAAAATTATAGTTTCGCTCATTTAAGGGAGTGCTATCCCTTTTATTTATCCGACTTTTCAGAAGAAAATACTTTTCCTCCGTGGTGACTCTTCACATTTTTATTTTCAGTGAATTTTGTTGCTAAAAATTGGGTCATACACCATCTTCCCAACCCCTTATTCTTATATTCTTCTTCCATTTTAACTTCAGTAACCTGATGTTGTACAAAACCTGGGAATATTACCATCCTATTGTTGTTTAATTCTATATGTACCTTATATTCAGGGAACAATAATTCCCCTCCAGTAAACCTTTTAGGCTCTTGAAAGAACCAACATAGACTTGTAACCATTGCAGAGTCTTTATGTGGATCATAATAGTGACTATCCTCATAATATGACAATAATGTCGCATCAAAGTCACACATTGGCATAAAATCCCTAAAAAAGAAGGATTTATTGCTTTCAAAGACGTTTTTTTCAAAAATTTTGCGATTTATACGCATAATTTTAGAATTATTACGATTTTCTTGATAATATTCGTCTAAATGGATGCATTTATTGTTTTTTAACAGTTTACCACTCTTAACTGCACTCCATGATTCATGTGGATCCAAAAATATATCCTTTTCTTCCAATTCTTTCAACTCAGACCATATTTGTCCTATCTCCCAGAAGTTATAAAAATCATCTATAAGGATCATAGGAAATCCATAATCTAAATTTTGAATTTTCATGATTAATTTGAATTTTTATGTCTTAAGAAATCAACGTTAAACGATATGCTAATTCTATCCGTGTCCTTAGTATTTGTTGATATACCATGCATTAACCAACCAGGAAATAAACAAAGTAATCCGTCACTAGGAACAATCTCCTGTCTTTCACATAAAGACTTGTATACAAAGGATGAAGTCATACAAGGAACAGGATTTTCAAAATATATCTTACCATCGGAATTTCCTGTCCTGAAATAATAAACTCCAGAAATATCTGTACTGCCATGATGATGACAATGGCCATAATTTCCTTGTTTAAACAAAGATGCCCAAGAAGTTGCAATTACCCCATTATGATGAGGAAATGATAGAGACTGACAATAATGGTTTAAATGAGTTACAATTTCATCTTTAAGGGAGTTTAACCCATTTTCTACAATAAAATTTCCATTAAAAGACGGATCAGAAAGATAATGAGTACTACCCCACGCCTCTTTCATTTTAAAATCTACATTATCAAGTGCTTTAGCAATTTCATTTTGTATAGTTGGGAAATTATTTACCATATGAACCCAATATATTGGAGTTGGGTATAATTGAGCAATTTCCCCTCTATTTTCCATACCAATTCTCAAATTTTGAGAATTACAGTTTTCATAATTACGATCCGTCATTTTCCTGTAATAACCCCCCATAGTACTTTAAGGAATCCTTTCTTCGCATCTCCTTTAAGTTCATCAAACATATACATGTTAAGTCTAAATGCATAGTTTGCTTCAGTAATTAATGTATTGACCTGATGCTCATTGACTTCTAACCCATCTAGAACTGCCCTGTAATCGGTTTTAAACGCCTTTGCATCTTCTATCATAGGAAACTCATAAAAGTGTAATCCCTCTCCTTTAGGGGGATTTAACGCCTTCTGAGCAATACCCTTAAGTATTTGACCACCAGATAAATCACCAATATATCTTGTATAATGATGTGCTATAAGAAGGTATGGATCCTTTTCTGCTATTTCATTAATTCTATAGCAATATGTGTTACATGCTTCGGATGGTTTTAACTCACTCCTCCACATAGGACCATAATAATATCTAAGATCTCTTTCAATAAAAGAAGTACGAAATAATTTGGCATTCCATTGTTTTAATACACTTGCCAAAGGATCCTTAGTTTCTTGAATCCTTTGCTCCATTGTGTCATAGACATAATAAAAATCCGTAATTAGTTTACGGTATTCTTCTGGGTTTAATACCCCCTTTAAGAAACCAGCAACAAATTTAGTATTCTCTGCTGCATTATGGGACTTTTTAGTTCCTTCTTTTAGACTGGTTGATAGTGTCATTACTTTCTATACTTTTTTAAAAAAATGTTGCCTGAAATAGCACATCTGCCCTCACAATCATTAGGTGGGACTTTGTGCTTTCTAGTACTTTCAAATATTATAACATTACCAGCCTTTGCTTCAAACACTGCATCTGGTTTTTGAAATAATATTGGCGATGATCCTGGAGGTGTATTGACATAATATACAAATGAGTATGTGGCATTTCCATGACTATGCCAATCAATATCTTCACCTTTTTTATAGGTAACTCCCCAAGTTTCTATTGTTTTTAGATCATGCTCTGGTGGATCAAAATCTGTATCAATCTTATCATAAATCCATGTTACTAGATCTCTTACAAGAGTATCACTGCTATAAAGATCCCACTCAGTCATAGTACAATGAGCTTCGTTGGGTCTTTCCTCCGCAGGTCTCCTATCTTGTATAGTATGATACAAAATATTGTTTATTTCCCTTCCTTTATCGTATACATACTCCTGTATGTGATATCTTGTAAGGGGTTTTACTATTTCAGTTTCTGTACCATGATGACTCCTTTCCAGCATTCCTGGATCAAGATCTTGAGAAAGATCCGTATTCATCTCTACTGGTATTCTTTGCTTTGTATTCAATACAATGTTACCTGAAATAGTAATTCTATAATCCTTATTTCCTGGCTCCTTATAGTAAGGATACACTTGATGTCTCATACAAGACGGAAATAGGACTAGAGTACCCTCTAAATCCTTCGCACTATCATACCAATATGACGATGGTCTTCCAAATATATCTGTGTAATGAAATTCAAATGCTCCATTAGTTGCATGACCTGAGTTAATACCAGCTTTTCTTGATATAGAATCGCTTGTTTGCTCATCATGTGTATATGGTATTTGCATCCATATAACAAAACTCCAAAGTCCATGATGATCATGTGTAGGATTGTATTCACCTGCTCTTTGATAATTTACCCACCACTTATGCAAACTATAAGGATGCACTGAGTTAACGGGAACTTTATCACCATAGTTACCAAAATTGTGACAAAAGTCCTGTATTAGTGGATCAAGAGTATTAAGATAGAACCATGCCTCTTTATCATGTAATGCAAAACTATCTTCTAAGTGTCCAGCAAGGTATTCTGCATATGATTCTTTAGAACGTTTTTCAACACAATCCCAAAGATAATCCATTTCCTCCTTACTCAACTTCTTCTGCATCCATCCACCAGTATAAGGGACAACAGGCTTTACACTACCTGGTATCCCAACCTGATCCGCATTACGAACCTGATTTATAATAGTCAACGACCTTGACCTCTATACGCTTTCTTTTTAGCGTTACTTGAAGTAGCACTCAATTTAGTACGAGCACTCCTTCCTTGACGAGTCTTTTTAGGTTGTGGAAGAATATAGTCACTATTTCCCCACGCACCACCATTTTTGAATTTTGGCATAATTTAATCTCCAATAAAAACGTCTTCGCTACCACCTGAGATAGTTGATAAGCAAGGCCACTCAGTTGTGTCCTCACCTAAATCATCACCTATTCTACCAGCAAGCTCCCCTGTAATCCAAACTGTCTTGGTACTAGAGTAACATCTGCGTTGATGTCCCTCGGAAGCTTCCCTACCACCAGAAATACCTTCCGTGCAATGCCACGCAGGACTTGATCTAGTAGTAAAACACCTTCTACTAGCGGAAGTAGTAGTGTGTTTTGTTTTAGTAGGATGTGGAACAAGCTCATCTCTATCTATAATGGGTATCTTGTTGTTTATTATAACACTTCTTTCTAATTTTGTCTTAGGTTTTTGCTCTGTAGGTTTCCAAGTTGTAACAGCATCCATCTGTGCTACTGGTTTGGGGTTAATAGTACCTGTTGTTGGTGAGTGAGGACAGTTACTTAGTATACCTCCACCTAGACCTGGATGGTGTGAAGATCCGCTACCAGTACCATGACCACTACAATTACCTTTAAATAACGCTGCTCCTATTGCCATTATGGTAAATACATTCCTGTATCGTAAGGGTTTCCGTATGCAGCGATTGCTGCGTTCCAAGCTGCTCTAGCTCGTGTTAAATCATTCCATATTTTCATTGTTCCTGACGCACTCCACGCTTTACACCCATCCCCAAGTAACCCAGACATAGAAATTGACTGGTATGGACCAGGAGATGATCCTGGAGGTGGAGGACATGTGATATGACCACAGCCATTTTCTACAGGACTACATGATAATGTTATACTAATATCTATACTATCTCTAGGATCTGGTCTATATTGCTTCATCATGTACTTAGTATACTCTGATGCATGAGGTAATTCACTAATTCTCCCCTGTATAGTAGTAACATATCTTCGATCATGGTTACTATATTCAGGAATAACCTTTTGAGTTATCCTATCAATGTGCCTCATTCTATTTGTTTGACTATTATCACGGATATATTTTATAACACTATCCTTTGCTTCCGTAGGTACGGCAGTACTTCTTTCCAATACGTCTAGATTAATGTCAGAAATGTCGTAAGTTTCCTTCAATGGATCCGTAGCAGTGTCACTATACATCCTTTGAGCTAACTTTCGCACTCTTTGTCTATCAGGATCACCCTTAACTTTGAAGTCGACTACCTTATATTGATCAGAATATGACTCTGGAAGTGCTGTTATTGCGTCTAATGTCTCCTGAGTAGTCTCATAATCACCTGGAGGTAGTGATTGTAGGAATTGTTTTAACTGTTCCGTGGAATGAGTAGTAAAATTTCCCTCTCTGAAGGTACGATCTAATACTTTATGTACATTTCTTATTTGTAATTGCGGTGGAGATGAAGAAGAATACCCAGATCCTCCGTCAGTTACCTCAATAGCAGTCATAGAACCACCTAGAAATGTAGCTCTTACCTGTGCTCTTGTGCCTGTGGTGGTTAGGGGGGCGGTAATATACACATCTGGAACAGCATCTAGTGTTTGCCAACCAGATCCACCATCAACTATACTAATATTATCAACCTGTCCATTAACAATAGACATAGTAACCTGTGGTACTTTAAGGTCATGGAACCTATTTGGTGCTTCTTGGTCTATATCTGCTGTAACATACTGTAATGACTTATCCATAAACTCATAAAAACCGACCAACGCTGCTCGGTCTGGAATACCCCAACCTGCTTTTGTTGTAATTACATGGTTCCTATCAGATGTATACTGTGTATCCTTAGCAAAATTATTACCACAAGCATCAATATATGCTATATGGTATGGAAAATTATCTAAATCGGTATGAAATACACGAGTTATTATATGTCCATTGATGGTATCACCCGATCTTAGTACATCAAACCCTTCTTGACCCTCTGTTGCTTGTACTGGACCGACTGTTTTAATCCTAATATTATTAGTAAGAACAGTTGTACTATTATCTGGGTGGGTATGAGTATAACTTAGAGAAAATGTGGTTCCCACGGTGTATCCTGTACCAGGTGATAAGACCTCTGTAATACGCCAGGACGTGCCTGAGAAGACCGTTGGGTCTGGATTATCATCATATATGGGTTTAATCTCACATTTAATCCTAAGACCCTGTGCAAGACCAGAATCTAAGTTGAATATCTTAAAGTCATTAAACGATTCGTCGCCAGCCTGGTAAGGGTTCTGTGCCGTAGTATACTCAGAACCAGTCGTTTCATTCTCATCCCATGAGTCAGTCCAAGTAACTCCATCATACGACAACTCAAAATCTAGACATCCATTAGGTAACGTCGTTGAAAGAGAGTCATAACTAAAGATTATCTTAGGACTTTGGGTATCTACTGCAAATAAAGTCGAATGAGGGCAATCTGGATCGTCAGAGTCTTGTCCTTCTGGTGGGACAGTATAAGAGATTGTGGTCGAAGCGGGGGTGCAGTCAAAGGCACTACAAGGATGACAAGTAGATGATGAAGAATAACTACCATCACCTGCACCAGGAGATGACTCAGGTACTGTGGTTTCTTCGGTCTCTATATGATAACAAGGTGTTCCTAATATACCTGCCTTATCGGTAGTATCAAATAAGTATGAAAACCATGTATCAGAGTATCCAAAGTCAAAGGAAAGACCTGTAGGATAGTAATCATATACAAATAAACAATCTCCAGCACTCTCTCCTTCTTGTAAGTACTCAACGTTTAAGCGATTTGCCTTACCACACATACCATCAGTTAGCATATCTGCTGGATTGCCACCTGACGAGCATACTAGATCAGATTGATACTGAACAGTTGTGCCATCTCTCGCAGGTACATTATAAGGTAAATTGCCTGTTCTAATAGTTGCTTGAGGATATTCGATAAATTCTACCGATACACCATCTGCTGTACCTGGATGTTGTCTAACACATGAGTTTGTATATCTTTCTCCAACAGGTTTACAACCCATTTAACTTTTCCTCTAAAGCAGTAAGTCTCTTACCATGATCAGTCGTAGGTGCTTTATGTGCCATTGCTTCCAATGCTTCTAATCTACGATATATCTCATCATAGTTCTCTTTCATATTTAGGTAGTCTTTAGCATTTTTTGGTTTATATAATATCTTCTCAGGAGTAGTTAAGTCATTAACATACTTTGTAACCTCTCCTAGACGCTCTGCCAGTCCTTGTACGCACTGATTGAGTACTTCGTGTGCCTCTGCATTATCTTGCCAAGGATCATACTCTGTAATATTCTGATTAGGATCACTCATCACTCTTTTTTAATGTTAGGTTAGGTTCTTCTAGATTATATTCTAGCACATCTTCTACATTCCAGTCCAGTGCTTCGGCAACTTCCTCTGGAATATTTAAGTATACATCACCGAAATCATCCTCTTGTAGGGTAAGTGTGAATCTTTTTGACATATTCAGTTTTCATAAACGATTAACTGATGAAGTTGCTGGTATTCTTTTCTTAAAATCTTCCCAAGTCTTAACTACATCTTTAACATCATTTATACAATCTGTATTTACACAAAGATCAGCACAGGCATACATTCTACTATCAAGACATCCCTCATGCCTTATAAGGGTTTCAAGCAACCATGTGCGTGTATCTTGGAAATCTTGTGAAAACTCTGGGGTCATGTTTTTTTACTGGGAAATTTTTTTTAAAATTTTATATATAACACTTGCGTTTGGGAACCTTTGTAGGTTAGGGTCTCTAACTTTTTTAATATAACGGCCGCATCCATCATCGAGAACCCCGACCACAACTGCGATTTGGGGCGAGTTCTTTACATTTAGTAGATCAATTTAACTGTCTGAGTGTTACATAGGCATGA